ATCTGCCTTGGTAGCTTTCGGAAAGCGCCGTCGAGAGCAGCGACGACGGGATTCCGTTGAGCGTGAAGCTCGTGCCCTGCGCCGAGTTGTCCGCGACTTCTTTGATCGCTGCGACGCCGATGAGGTTGCCCGAGCCGGTGAACGCGTTTCCGCTCCATGTGAGCGTGCCGTATCCCGTCCAGAAGCGCACCGTGCCGCCGTCGAACGCGAACTCGCACAGCATGATCGGGAAGACGGTATTCGCCGTGACCGCCGTCACCATGTCTGAGGTCAACGCGCGGCTCATAGTGCTTCGACTGCCGAGAACGCGACGCCGTAAACCTTGATCTCGTTAATGTCCCACTTGACCGCGCTGCTCGCCAGCCGGAAGACGCCTTTTGGCGAGGTCGTCGTGATCGCAGTCCCGCCCGCGTAGGCCGAGCGCAGGCGCGGAAACACGTCAACCGAGCCCGCCGAGTTGACTTGCACGACCTTGTAAAGCGCCGTCGAGATTTGCAGCCAATCGCCCACGGCAAGCGTCCCGGTGTGCCCGGCGAGCGTCAGCGTCGAGCCTCGGGCGGTCTGCGTCCCGTTGCACGTCGCAGAGCCCGCAAATGAGCCGCGCGGCGTGGTGTAGGCCGAGTCTCCGATAGTGAATGTCCCTTGCCGCCCGTTCAGCGCGAGCAGGAACGCCACGACCTGCTCGGCGTTGGCGCGCTCCATTGGCGGGCAGGAAACGTCGAGACTCCACGCCTGGCCGGGATGCGCGTAGATTTGCTGCTCGTAGGTGAACGGCGATTCCGCGACGCCCACGACGCTGCGCGCCGAGATGGTGAGCTTGGCGACGTGCAACGCCGCGGGCGGAGTGAGTGGATAGGAAAGGCTCATGTGAAGGCGCGACGATACCCGCCCCCGCGCTGCACACTGTCAGCGACGGCGGATTTGGTTTGCTCGATGATGCTCGGGATGAGCGCCAACACTTGAGCGGAAGTGACGCCCGCGCCGAAAGACCAGTTGAAATGATTGACGACGGAAGCGCCGCCCCCGCCCCCGAGCGCGCCGTTCGGAATCACGGTGCCGGTGCCATCGGGGACGAATAGCTCGGGGCCGTTCTCGCCGACGATGGACATTTCGCCGGGGTTAGGACGCCCGCCGATGGCAAGTCCTGGTATCGCAAAGCTAACGAGCGACGGAAGCACGTCCTTCGTTCCGTTCAGCTTGAACACGGAGTTCAGTAGCGGGTTGATGAGCGACAGCTTCACGAACATCGCCAGCATTTGCTCAACGATGGTCTTGAACAGGTCGCGGAACTGGCTCTTGCCGTTCACGACGAACTGCGCAATCGCGTCGCCCATGCCCTCAAACGAGTGCGTGAACGTGTCGCGGAGCATGGTCATCGGCTCGCGCAGTTTCAGCAGCAGCGGCCCGAGTTCCTTGTTTACGGCGAGCCGCGCCTTTTCGATTTTAAGAAACATCTCCTCATCAACGGGATTGATCAGCTTGTTCAGGGTATTGCCTCGGAACGAATATGCCTCGTTTGCGAGTGCGTCGCGTTGCGCCAATAGCTCACGCACGCGCATCGCCGGATCGACGCGCCGGTTCTTCATGTCTTCTTCCGACTTATCAATCTCGGCGACGATGCGATCCTCGTCCTTTTTCAGTCCGACATAGATTTTGAGGGCTTCATTAACGTTTTTCTGTGCTTTCAGCCCGGCGTCCCATCGTTCTTGTTGAGTGCCTATGGTTCCACTGGCAAACTTAGCCAAGCGCCCGGCTTCTTCGTTCAGCGCATTGCCGAGTTCACCCGCCGACAGCCTCGACCGATTCATTTCATCGGTGAGCTTCTTAAATTCCTCGTTAAACTTCTTAGCCGCGAACTCGCGCGCCTCGTCATTCATCTTGGCGAGCGCATCTGCCGCCGCGTCGCTGCCGTAGATCAGCGCGCCGAGGCTGTAACCGATGCCCTCGCCGATCTGCTGAAACCATCCCGCCATCGTCGCAATCGCGCCTTTGATGGAAACGCCCGCTTGGTCGAGCGAGTATTTCATGCGATGGATGCTGTCCAGCGTGCTCTCGGGAACATCTGGAATGGAGTCGATGTTCTTAATTACGTCCTGCAGCTCGTGACGGATTAGCCCGTAAACGTGCGCCCCGAGCGCGACCTTGAGGAAACCCTTTTCAACCGATGCAATTGCGCGGTCGGTTGACGCGTTGATCGTGGCGTTGCTTGCCGCCATCTGTTCGCCCGCCGCCTTCACGGAGTCGGCTGCGGCCTTAACGTCGGATTTGAACCCGGCTGTTTTGGCTACGAACTCGACTGAGACATTTCCGACTGATTTGCCCATGTTAATTTGCCCCTTGTTTTACTGCGGCGGCAATGGCGCCGAATATGCTCTTTTGATGTTCCCACGTCTGCTCGCGCACGGGCGCGTCGGGGTCGCGCGGCATAAAGTCGGCGACGGTGAACGCCTCCGGTTTCTTGTCGGGGTTGCGATGACAGTTTGCCAGGACCATGCACACGAGGGCCGCGCGACGATCAGCGCGCAGCGCCTCGGCTTCGTGCTGGTCTGCGAGCATCTGAAACTCGCGCGGCGTAAGCTCGCCAAACTCTGCGCTCGTGAGGCGCAGGGTGTAGCGGGCAAACGACCAGAGGCGAGCGATGTGCTCATTCACGCGGCGGCTTCTTCGGGCGCGGTTTTCTTGGCGGGCATCGTGGCGTGAATCGTGTCGGCGATGGCCGATGCGATCTCACCGAGACGGTCCATCGTCACGAGTTCGCCCGCCTGCTCGATGGTGAGCTTCGGGTCTTCGTGCAGCAGGCACGCCCAAAGCGTGACGCGGATTCGCTCGGGGTCGTCGAAGTTGCTCCAGAACTCGCCCTTTAGCGGGTTCTGTCCTGTGGCCTTGCCGAGCGCCACGAGCGAATTAAAAGGTAGGCGAAGGGTGCGCTGACGGTCGAGCGTCAGCTGCACGCCCGCGCCGGGGAGTGGATTGGTGGTGTTCATCGGCTGATAAACTCCTTAGGTCACGACGGGCAGGCCGGTGATATGCAGCGAGCACTTCCAGCCGAGTTTTCCGTTGTAGGGATGGTCAACGACGACCGACTTGACGAACGCGGAGAACGCGACGGTCTCGGTCGTGGACGCGGGCCGCACGAGTTTGAAGTTGCGCTTTGTGCCCGCGATCAGATCCGCGAGCAATCCGACCTGCTGCGGCGTGGCGCCGACGATGTAGTTGGCCTCGATGGACACTTCGCCAGCGGCGCGCTTGCCGGCGATGAACTCCTCAAAGTAGGACGGCGAATCGTGATTCGTCGCCTCGATGGGAGATTGCGAGTAATTCGGGCCGACGATGTTGATGCCTTCGCCGATGGCGGTGAAGACTTCGGAGCCTGAGCCGTCTCCGACTTTCAGGACTGTGCCCTTTGCGGGCAGTGCGAGCGTGGACATGGTATGGTGTTGGGTTGGTGGTTACGAGTAATGCCAGATTTCAAATTCAACGACGCCGTGAAACAGACGTGTCTCGGTCTCGAATGAATCAGAATCGTGGACGTGAAAGGCTGCGCCGACGTTGCTTGAACCCATCGCGCCCTTGAGCGGGATGAACAGCGCGCACAGCGCATCGACGACGGTTGAAAGATCGGCGCGCGTCTTGGAAAAAATACTGAACTGCACGCTCTTCGTGATTAGGTTGCTGTCGCCCGCGTGCGTCTGCTCGCGCGAGGCGTTGACGGTCTTGTAAACCATCGACGCCCCCGGCCATGCCGTGATTGACGACTCGGGTAGCAGGTTAGGGTAAAGCCGCGTCCCGATGACCGACGCAATCGTGCTGTCGGCGGTGACGTAGGCGTAAAGATCGGAAGAAAAGCTCATTTGCCGAATTTCGCGTTGTAGGCCGCTTCCGCTGCGGCGCCTTCGGTTTCGTCAAGCTGGTTCAGCACGGCCTTGTCTAGCTCGATGTTGATTTGCGTCTCGAAAATATCGACGGCGTTGACTGCCTCCTGCGCGAGCGCCGGACGAAGGAACGGTGTTGCCTCGCGCTTTGACGAACCGAACTCCATGAAGTGAACGTATTTCGCAGGGATTGCATAGGTCGTGTATCCACGACGCTTACCGCGCGAGACCGTATCGAGCGGGATGCGCGGGAGACCCTTCTCTACGCCGATGATGCAGTAAAAGTCCGTCCCGTTCTTCGCGCGTCCAGCCTTTGAAATCAGCGAATCGCGCAGGAAACCGTAACGCACGGGCGCCAGGTCTTTCGCGGTTTGCAAGATCGGCTCGCCAGCCTTTTTGCAGGCACGGACGAGCGCGCCCTTTGCCAGCTTTTCAGGCAGGCCGTTGAGCGTGGCAACGATGCTGTCGATCCCGTTTACGTTGATTCCGAACGCGGGATAGCTGTAGGTCGCCTCGTTGAGTGCTTTGAAATCTACACTCATTTCACGACCCCCTTCTCGACCATTAGCACCATGAACTGCTTGCGCCCGATAGTCTGAGGCAGGCCGCGCACGTTTCCGGCGATGCTGTTCTCGTCAAGGACGCGTTCAGTGCCGTCAAGCCCATCCAAGTGCCGAATCGTCCATTCAGTGAAAATGGAGTCGACGAACGCTTCGCCAACGAATGCCTCGCCCCGGCGCGAGCTGAGAATGTCCTTCTTTGCCGCCCATACGGTTTTGAAATCGGTCCATCCCGCCACGACGCTGCCATCCGAAGCGCGCGAGGTTTGCGGCTTCTGGATTTTAATGCGTCGATCTAGGCGGGGAGTGATCATTTGCGGTTGAACAGCGAGGTTCCGACTTCAATCGCGGCGGTCGCGACAAAGGACATGGCGCTTGCGATCATGCCGATGCGCACGTTGAGCTTTTCGCGCCATGCTTTCGTCGCCTGCGCCTCTCGCTCGACCGACTCAAGACGCGTAACGATGCCGGCGTTTCCCATCTTCGGGTCGCCTACGAGTGCGGTTTCGATGCGTTGCAAGCTGTCCTTCATGGACTGGATTTCTTCGACGCTCATGGCTTCGGGTCAGTTGGCGTGCTGGCGTTAAGCGGAGTCGCAATGCGAGCCGCGAGATTGATGGCGTCGTGATGCCGTGCGTCAATGTAGCGGTCGAACGCAGCGACGGGACTCGTGCCCGCGTTAATGTCGGCGCGTATCTTGCCGAGAACGTCGGGGCCGATGTGGTTCAACTTGAGCCAGGCCCACGCCGCGAGCGCGAGAATCGCGACGACGCCCGCGCCCATTGCCTGAACCGTGCGCGCGTGTTCCGCCTCGGCAGCGGCCTCAAGCGCGGCATCGGCCTGACGGCGGGCCGCAAGCGCCGTGTCGCGCTCGTGTTGCAACTGCTCACTCCGTTTCGCGGCCTGCTCGTAAAGGCGTCGAGCTTCATCGGCCCGACCTTCCATGACGGCGGCGCGGCGTTTCTCGGCTTCGATGAGCGCAGAAGCATCGGGCGCAGGCAGGCGCGAGAGCGCGACGGGGATTTCGGCTGCAATGAAGTTCTTTGATGGCGAGTCCGGCGCGGTAGCATTGGCCTCACCGATCTTCACCACCGACGCAGCGACCGCCGAACCTTGCGCGTTCGTCGCGGTTTCAAGTTTAGCCGTTGCCGTCGTGCTATCCGCTGCGCGCTTCGATGCGCCAGGGAACAGCGACGGCTTAAAAACCCACGTCGCAACGCCAAGGACGACGACGCCCACGAGGTAAATCACGATGACTGCGGCGCGTGTTTTTTTTGTTACCATACATAAACCCTCGCAACGATTCCGACGAAAGTTTCCGCTGTTACGCGCGCCCAGGATTCGGAGCGTGCATTATTGAGGCCGCTCATAATCCAGCCGCCCGCGTCTTTGGATGCGGATTGGTGAATCACGCTAATGTTTCCGGCCCATGACGCCGAGTAGATCACGAGCGCGCCGGGCGTAATGTCCGCGAATGTCGCGCCGTTGCGCAGCACAGCAAACCCCACGATAGTCTTGAGCGGGTCGAAGCCAGCAGGTGAAGCCGGGATGTAAGGCGCCATGCTCCCGGTTCCGAGCACAGGAATTG